ATGCCGTGAGCGCTGCTCCGGCTTTTTTCTTTGGTTCAAGCGTTGCCGGGAAGTCGGTCACAGCGCGCACGGCCATCCAGGTTTCAGCGGTCTATGCCTGCGTGCGGGTGATTGCGGAGACCGTGGCCAGCCTGCCACTGAGCCTATACCAGGAGACAGCGGAAGGCAGCCAGAAAGCCATCAAGCACCCGCTCTACCGCCTGCTGCATGATGAGCCCAACCCTGAGATGACCTCTTTCGTACTGCGGGAGACACTGCTCTCCCACCTCCTGCTCTGGGGGAACGCCTACTGCCAGGTCATCCGCAACGGCCGCGGCCAGGTGACAGCGCTCTACCCCTTGCTCCCAGACCGCATGACCGTTGACCGGGATGAGCAGGGGAACCTGAGCTATGCCTACACCAGCGCATCCGGAAAAGTTGTCATCGTGCCACCCATCAGCATCCTGCACATCCCAGGCATGGGCTTTGACGGGGTCATGGGCTACAGCCCCGTCGCCCTGGAGCGCAACGCCATTGGCCTGGGCATGGCCGCAGAGGAGTATGGCAGCCGGTTCTTCTCCAATGGCGCGACGCCCTCTGGGGTACTCACCCACCCCAACACGGTCAAGAACCCAGGCGCGCTTCGCCAGAGCTGGAACGCTGCCTATGGCGGCTCCTCAAACTCCGGCCGTGTCGCGATTCTGGAAGAGGGCATGAAGTTTGAGCGCATCTCCATGCCCAACAACGAGGCGCAGTTCCTGGAGACCCGGAAGTTCCAGGTCTCAGAAATCTGCCGCATCTTTCGCGTGCCCCCGCACCTGGTGGGCGACCTGGAGCACGCTACCTTCTCCAACATCGAGCACCAGTCGATCTCCTTTGGCATGCACACCATCCGCCCCTGGTTGGTGCGCATAGAGCAAAGCATGAACCGTGCCCTGCTCTCTGAGAGCGAGAAGAACCATTACTATGTGCGCTTCAACATGGACGGCCTGCTGCGCGGTGCCTACAAGGAGCGCATGGAAGGCTATGCGATCGCACGTCAGAACGGCTGGATGAGCGCAAATGACATCCGGGAGCTGGAAAGCATGAACCCCATCCCCGACACAGAGGGCGGGAACGCCTACCTGGTCAACGGCAACATGATCCCCATTACAAGCGCCATGGCGCAAGCGGAGGAAAACAACAGTGAACAAGTTCTGGAACTGGGTTCGAAACGAAGATGAAACCCGCACCCTGCACCTGGAGGGCGTGATCTCAGAAACCAGCTGGTTTGATGACGAGGTCACGCCTGCTGCTTTCAAGGCAGACCTCATGGCCCAGAAGGGTCCCATCACCGTCTGGATCAACTCCCCGGGCGGGGACTGCGTGGCCGCCGCACAGATCTACAATATGCTCATGGACTACCCGGACGATGTCACCGTCAAGGTGGACGGCCTGGCGGCCTCTGCAGCCTCGGTGATCGCCATGGCCGGCAGCCGCGTGCTCATGTCTCCTGCCAGCCTCATGATGATCCACAACCCCTTGACCTTTGCCATGGGCGACAGCGAGGAAATGAAGAAGGCCATCCACCTGCTGGATGAGGTCAAGGAGAGCATCATCAACGCCTATGAGATCAAGACGGGCATGAAGCGTGAGCACCTCTCCCAGCTCATGGATGCTGAGACCTGGATGAACGCGAACAAGGCCCGGGAATATGGCTTCTGTGATGAGATCATGTTCCTGCCGCAGAGCGAACAGAAACACAGTCCTGAGGCCTTTGTGTACTCCAGGCGTGCTGTCACCAACTCCCTGCTCACCAAGCTGCTGGCCCGCGGCCTCTACAACGGACCGCAGCCTTCTCCAAGCCCTGAACCCAAGCAGCCAATTGTCCCTGAACCTCTCCCCCAACCTGAGCCCCGGATCAAAGCGGCAGACCTTGAGAAAAGGCTGTCGCTTTTAAAGTAAAGAGGAGGAAACCATGAATCAAATCGTTACCCTGCGCGAAAAGCGTGCCCAGGCCTGGGATGCCGCCAAGGCCTTCCTGGAAGCCAAGCGCCTGCCGGATGGCACCATTGCCGCTGAGGACGCAAACACCTATGAAAAGATGGAAAAGACCGTGGAGGATCTGGGCCGCGAGGTCAACCGCCTGGAGCGCCAGGCCGTCATTGACCTGGAGATGAGCGCACCCACCTCCACACCTGTGCTCAACCAGCCTGGGACCCAGGAGCCCGCTGCCAAGACTGGTCGCGCTACGGAAGCCTACAAGACCGCGTTCTGGCGGGTGATGCGGCAGAAGGCCGTACCGCACGAGGTCTTCAACGCCCTACAGATCGGCACTGAGAGCGAGGGCGGCTACCTGGTCCCGGACGAGTACGAGCGCACCCTGATTGATCGCCTGGAGGAGTTGAGCATCTTCCGGCAGTTGGCGCATGTCATCCGCACGGACTCCGGCAATCGCCTCATCCCAGTGGTCGCCAGCAAGGGCACCGCGTCCTGGATTGGCGAGGGTGTCCAGTACCCGGAGAGCGACGACTCCTTTGGCCAGGTGACCATTGGCGCGCACAAGCTGGTCACCACGATCAAGGTGTCGGAGGAACTGCTCAATGACTCGGTGTTTGACATCGCAGCCTACATCGCCCAGGAGTTCGCCAGGCGCATCAGTGCGGCGGAGGAAGAGGCCTTCTTCACCGGCACCGGTGTCGGACGCCCCACCGGCGTCCTGGCTGCCACCGGCGGTGCTGAGCTGGGGGTGACTGCTGCCAGTGCCACGGCCCTGACCTTTGACGAGGTCATGGACCTGTACTACTCCCTGCGCGCGCCCTACCGCCGCAATGCGGTCTTCCTGATGAACGATGCCACGGTCAAGGCCCTGCGCAAGCTCAAGAACGGCAGTGGCGACTACATCTGGCAGCCCTCGGTGGTTGCGGGCACCCCGGACACTATCCTCAACCGCCCGGTGTATACCTCCTCCTTCATGCCGACCCTGGCCGCTGACGCCAAGCCCATGCTCTTTGGTGACCTGGGCTATTACTGGGTCGCGGACCGCGAAGGCCGCGTGTTCAAGCGCTTGAATGAGATCTATGCCAGCACCGGCCAGGTCGGTTTCTTAGCCTCCGAGCGTGTGGACGGCAAGCTGGTCCTGCCCGAGGCCGTCAAGGTGCTCCAGATGAAGAGCGCATAAGGAGGTCAGTATGGAGAACTCAACCCGGAATTTCCACGCCCATGGGGGCAATGAATGGGTGGTTGGCGGAAAGCTGACCTTCCTGCCTGGCGCCGTGGTAGAAGGCGCTGAGGGGCTCTTTGACCTGCCGGTTGGCACAGCCCCCCAGCTGCCCTACCTGGCCCCCAGCACCGCGGGCACCGTCGCGGGCCTCAAGGAGGACTTCAACGCCCTCTTGACCGCCCTGGTCGCAGCCGGCCTGATGGCGCCTCAACCCACTGAATAAGGAGGCCTGCGCATGGTGGTGACAGTGGACGAAGCAAAGGCGCATTTACGCATACAACATGACGACGAGGATGCCTATCTTGCTTCGCTGATAGAGAAGTCCCAGGCGGCTGCAGAGGATTATTGCCGGGTGCCGATTGATGAGAAGTCACCGCAGGCGGTCCACTTGGCTGTCCTGCTCATGGTATCCCATTACTATGAGAACCGAGACAACCCTGACAAGCACATCTATCTCACCATGCGCATGGCCTTTGAAAACCTGCTCTACCCGCACAGGGATGTACAAGCCATGTTCTAAGGGAGGGATGAAAGGTGCGGGGATATAAGAACTTTGAATTCAATCCACACCCGGGCAACCTCCGGCACCTGGTGGAGATTGGCAAGACCGACAACACCATCAACGAGAACGGCTATCCGGAGCCCGTGGACACTGTGATCTGCAAGGTCTGGGCCTCGGCCACGGACGCCGGCAACCAGCACTTTAGGGCCTCAGACAGCGATAACGCAGAGGCGGTCATTAACTTCACCATCCGCCACCGCCCAGACATCAAGCCGGGGATGTGGGTGCGCTTCCTCAACGAGAAGTGGCGCATCATCACCCTGGGTGAGTACGAGTTCAAGCGCCGCTACCTGGGCCTCAAGGCCTCCAATGTGAAGGGGATCAACTGATGAAACAGGTGCAGCTTGCGCTCAAGGACCTGGGTGTCCCGGTGTTCGCTGGCATTTGGCGACCGACTGACGGCCAGCAGAACCCACCATCCCAGTACCTGGTCTACTCGTCTACCACCAAGGAAGAAACACACTATGACGACCAGGTGATCGCCAGGCGCACCTATGTGTACCTGAACCTCTGGAGCGTGAGTGACCCAACATCGACCAAGGAGCGCGTGCGCCAGATGATGTACGCCGCTGGCTTTGGCATGGTGGAGGAAAGCGACAAAGGCTACAACCAGCCTGCCTATGACAGCCAGACGCGTTTGTTCTCAGTGCAATGGACCTGGAGCCTGTATGAGGAGGTTCAAGATGGCAGTTGAACTGCGCGGGTTTAATGACCTGCAGGATGACCTGATCAACATGGCAGCTGCCCTGGAGCAAGGACCCGGGGTGACCCGCGCGCTGCAGGCAGGCGCCGCGCCCATTGAGCAGCAGATGCTCCAAAACGCGTCCAGCGACCCCAAGATCATCTCCGGTGATCTGCATGGCTCAATCCACACCGGGAGCGTGAAGAAGCGCCAGGGTGGTGGGAAGCGGATCACCATTGGCGTTCACCACAAGGAAAAGGGCGCATTTTACGCAAACCCTGTGGAGTTCGGGCATGGCGGACCGGCGCCAGCGCCTGCGCATCCCTTTGTGCGGCCTGCCTTTGACGTGAAGGCACCGGAGGCCTTTGAAGAAATGAAGCGCGTTTTGCGCGATGAAATCACAAATCGATAAGGAGGTTGGCTATGCCAGCTACTGCATCGCCTGTCGTATCCAGTACGGTGGGCTTAAAAAACATGGTCCTGGCGCCCTTGAGTGTGGACACGGAAACGACCATCACCTATGGCGCTTTGCAACTGGTCGCAGGCGCGATTGAAGCGACCATCACCCCGGAGAACAGTGACCCCGAGGTCCAGTACGCGGACGACATCGAGTTCGATGTCCTCTACCCGGACCCCGAGCTCTCCTTCAAGACCAAGATGGCGGACATCCCGCTGCAGATCCAGGAAGCGATCTTCGGCAACAAGATCGACGACAAGGGTGTCCTGGTGCGCGCCTCAGTGGACAAGCCGCCCTACTTTGCTGTTGGGTTCAAGTCCGAGAAAGCCAATGGCAAGTTCCGCTATGTCTGGCTGTACAAGGTCAGGGCGAAACCGATCACTGAAACCTATGCGACCAAGGAGGGCGGCACCATTACCCGCCAGACAGGTGAAGTGGAGTGGACTGCCATCAAGCGCACCCATGACAGCCTCTACCAGGCCATTGCGGACGAGGGCGAGAACGGCTTCACCGCCGCCCTGGGCGCTACCTTCCTGGACTCGGTCTATGACCCGACCTTCACCGTCACGCCCTGATAAACCTATAACAGTACTGCCGCTCAGCTGGATACTGGGCGGCAGTGCTTCCTTTGAAAGTGAGGGATTCCATGGTTACTTGTACCCTGGGTGATAAGAAGTACAGCGTGGACTTTGTGTCCGGCCGCGCGCTTCGGGAAATGGAGCCTGCTTCCAAGATGTATGCAAGGCTGGTTGCCTTATCAAAGGCTGCGGTGGAAGGGCAGGAGGTCAAGGACGAGGGCCTGACAATCCCCGAGGCCCTGGACACCATGGTCAAGTGGTTCTGTATCCTCTTTGGTAACCAGTTCTCGCCCGATGCGGTGTATGACCACTACCCAGCCGATCGCTTGATGCATGATATCGCGCTGGCCATCATGGCGGTGCAGGCGCAGACCACAGAGGTGCTGGACGCTTTCCCTACCAAACCGGTAAGCCAGGAGGCGCAGGAGATCCTGGAGGAACAGAGCCTGACGCCCTGACCTTACCGGAGTATGTGTACGCGACCTATAACACGCTGTTGAAGTCGGGCTGGCGCATGCAGGAGATCGACCAGATGGACATGCTTGGGTTCTTACGGCTCAGGGCCTGGGATGCAAAGAGGGAGCAGAAGAGCCTGGAACCCAGACCCGCCTTCATTGACGAGGTGTGGCCGAGTATGGCGAATAATGCCATATAGCCTTGCTTCTTTACTCAGTTGCGGAGACAGTCTATCGGGA